ATGCCTGCAAACGAAAACAAGTATGGCCTAAAGCGTAGCGTACCAGCTCCAATCAAGCGAGAAATCCGAAAGCGTGTAGGTTTTGGCTGTGTTGTTTGCGGTGAAGCATTTGCAACAATCGAGCATTTTTCACCTGAGTTCTCCGATGCCCACGAACATAGTCCCGATGGAATGACGCTACTTTGCGGAACCCATCAAATTGGGACCACAGCTGGACGACTAACAAAAGAACAGGTGGCCCATCACAACCGCAACCCTTACTGCTTGAAAAATGGACATCCCTGGGCCGAAATGAACGTCGCAACTGGATCAGTACCTGTTGTTCAACTCGGCAATACAAAAATCAATGCTTCTGTTTTTTTAAAGATCAAGAGCCGTAAACTTATCTGGTTCACGCCGAATGATGATCCTAATTGCCCATTCCTATTCAACGCCGTATTCTTGGCGTCTGACGGAAAAGTGACCTTAGAGATTAATGAGAATATCATTGAGGCAAATCCCGAAAACTGGGACGTCCAAACTGTTGGGCGAACCATCAAGATCAACTCGGCGCCCCAAAATATCTTACTTGAACTAGAACTTCTTCCGCCGAACGAAATCAAGATCAAACGCGCCAAATGGTCTTACGGTGGTATCGACGTCGATATCCATCAAGACGGACTTGTAGAAACGCCATACGGGTCGCTAATGGGCGGCGACATCAGAGCCGGTTTTGTAGGCCTTCAAATTGGATCCCCTCCGAAATTGGGCCGCTTCTACAACGGCGTGTGTAAACACGTTCTCTTGCGACGCAACTAGCCCTACCCTCTGCGAAAGGTCACCTGGGCCCCGAAGCCTCGCGCCCACTCAGGGTTTCGACCTTATCACCGCAATCCAGCAACTCTTGCCGGTCTCTAAGCCACAACCCCTCAATCTCGCGGTCTGACAGCCAACGGTCAGGGATCCCGACAGGAGCGGCGCACGGATCAGCAGATTTAACGAATGGCGTTGAGCCGCCGCACCCGGTCAGGACCAAGGCAACGCTCAACAACAACAGGGTCCGCATGGGCCAGCTCCTCTAATTGACGGACAAGATCATCGCGCTGGCGCACAACCGCGCGGCGCGCGTCTTCCAGCATCTGTCCGGCTTCGATCTGATTAATCAGGGCTTGGGAGTGGCGGGCCTCGCATTTCGCGCTCCCCTGCACCCATCCGATCCCGAAGGCCGCGGACAAGATAACCACCCCAACCGCCGCCTTGATCACGCGCGGCGAGACGATCACGCAAAGACCTCCGCCGAGCCTTGAAGAATGGCGCGCGCCAATGCCTCCATTTCATGACCTTCATCTGTGGCGGCTAGCCCTTTTGGGGATGATCCAAAGAAAGGCTCCACCAACACAGCCGGCGCACGTCCCACGTGAAGGCTCATCCCCCCCCTGCCCTGACGACTGACAGTTTTCTTGCCGCGATCGCGCAGGCCAAGTGCTGTGAGCATCGCTGCCTGAATAGCCACGGCGTAGCGGCGCGACATGCTCGATCCGCTGGTCAATGTTTCGGTGCCGGTGGCGCTGGTGGTGTTGTGGCTGTTAAAATGCAGCTCACAGCTTGCATCCGCCCCCCATCGATCAGACCGGCCATAGACGTCTTTCAGCTCGCGACTATAGCTGTTCATGTATTCGCGGAAAAAGGTTTGCACGCGGATCTGCGGAAACTCTTTGCGTGCAATCTTTTCAATCATCTCAGCCAGACGAGAATTCCAGCTAAATTCAGTTTCGCCCGTATCACGGCGCACAGCACCTTGGGCGCGGGCGTTGTGGCCCACGACAATTGCCAACTTCATGTCAGCCTCCGATTTTAGGGTTGGTTATCCGATCACAGCGCCGAGGATTGGCAGCAGGATCATGAGAAGCGCGCCAATCGGCACACCAATACGCAGCGTGCGCCACATGTTTTCCGATGGCGTCTTTTTCTGGTGGCGAAACTGATTGCGCATCAGCCTTCCTCGGTCAGTGTTTTGCCGTCCAAGAAGCGTTCAATCATGGTGACCGCCACCAGTCCGACAATGAAGGCCGCTGCGCAAAGCGTGCCTAAAGCGGTCGACGAAATGCCCTCTGGCAGATCGCCGATCCACCACTGCACGAGATACGGCGACAACACACCAACACCGAAGGCTGTGGCACTGCCAATGAAGGTCACGCGCAGACCCTCGCGCCATGTGGTCTTAAGCGCAGCAGAGCGGACTAAGCCGCCCAATGCACCAAAGATTGCCAGCAATGCGCCCCGCTCGTTAAAGACCTGGTTGAAAAGGTTTGGGTCTTTTATGTCCATTTCTCTCCCTCTCTGAGTAGGTGAAAGACTTCGCCGGCCCCGAAGGGCCGTGGCGCGTCAGTATCCGTCCGCAACCTCGTAGCAGAGCGTTCCGAGACGCAGGTCCGTTGCCCCGGTGTTAGTATCACTGATCTTGATGTTTCCAGCCCCGGCCCCGCTATCCTTGACCCTTGCCTTGTCGGTGCCGGCGGTGGTGAACAGGAAAAACGGCGATGTGCCCGAAGACATCGACGCAAGGCCGAGTTGCCCCATTATATTTGACGTCTTGGCAGGGAAAGGCAGTGAAAATTGCAGATCCTCGCCGCTGACCATGCCGCTGGTGATGATATTGGCCTCCAAGCCAAAATTCACCCAGCAAGTCCGACCGAGGCGCCGCCAACTGGCAGTATCAAGGTCCACGGTGTTGCCGGTCTCATCACCAACCGTCGCGGTCACATCGCCAGAAACACCGTAGTCCACCTCAACGCCGTTAATCTCATGCGTCATGTACGGCCCGACAACCCGGTCATAATCGATTGCCCAAGTCGAGCCGCTGGTACAGAGTTGCGACATATCCTCACCATTCCAGCGAATGCTTGGCACATGGATTCGTCCGCCATTTGTCTGTGTGGCGATGTCGAACAGGCTGGCTCCGATTTCCAGCGTGGTCGCAAGGTTGTCGATCGAGATGCCCTTGCCCTTCATGTCACCAATCACGTGCCGGTGATAGGCAAACTCACTGTCGATGTAGAGATCCCCGATTGTCACCTCGACTTCATCCGCCCAGATCGCGGAATAAGGCGTCTTCTCGAAATCATCATCCGGATCGCCGTGGATCTTGATGTTCTGGCCGCGCACCCGCACCGCGTCCTGCATCCCCAGCGCTGTCCCCCCGAAATGCGAGATCGTCACGTTGTTGAGCACCATGTCGTTGGTGATGTCGGTCAGTGTAGATCCTGTGCTTAGACCCGCGCCAAAATCGAACGCCATGCAGCTGATCGGCTGATCGGTCACATCATCGGCGAGTCCGTCTTTGACGATACCCCAGTCAGAGTGTGTGCCAGTGCCCTCGACCTCGGTCACATTCATCACCAGCGCGCCTGTGCCGCTGGTATAGGAAGTCACCATGCCGACCATGTAATTGTCCTTGTCGGCATAGGCCACGATGGCCTCTCCGGAGGCAATGTCGGTCAGGTCAGTTGCAATGGTGAAGTTCTGCGTGCCAGTGCCAATGATAACGCTGTCGCTGGCCGCTTTGGCGAGCGGATCATCAGCCCCGCGCCGCGCCTCAATGACGATGTTTTCGTCATCGGTGAAACCAGCAAGGCGCACACGCTGCTGTTTGCCGCTGTCCAGCCGGACATAGAACCAAAGCCCGACCTGATCGGCGCTGAACGGCGCAATGCCCGATTGCAACCCCGTGCCGCCCGCTGTGCCCGTGACCAACGGAGGACCAAAGGAACAACTCGCTCCGGTGAAGGTGACGGTCAGCGCCTCGGCGATGTTGAAGCGCGTACCGCTTGCTGCGCCCGTGATCTTGACTTGCAAAGACCGATCGAGATCTCCGCCGCCGATATGCAGCGTCATTCCTGTCGCGGCGGCTGTCGCCAGAGTACCTGCGGAGAGGTCGATAAAGCTGTCGCCGTTGGTGCCTGAAACCGTGATGGCGGAGAAGTCGACAGTCGGGAAAGAATATCCGCCATGGATCGAATAGATGTTGCTCAACGTCACGTTCGACAGGCGGCTGGCGCGCAGGATCGGACCATTGTTGGCCTTGAAGTGCACGTTCTGCAGGCTTGAGTTGCCCCAGCCTGAAATATCCAAAACGCACGGACCAACCACGCTGTTGTCCTTTCCATCAGCCCGATAAAAGGTCACGTTGCGCAGCGCCTCGGATGTCTGGTTCTGATCCTGAAACTGCCCGTCACCTCGCGCGAAGGTCAGAACCGTCTGCTCAGGATCATCGAAGTTGAAGCCGATCCGCGCGACGTGCTTCTCCGGCCCGCCAACAGCAAACTCTTGCAGACGTTCGGCCAGATAAAAGAACGAAACCGGCTCTTCGAGCAGGTAGTCCCACCCCGGCAAGATAAGCTCCACACCAGCGGTCGTGACATAGTTGGCAGCGGCAAGGAATGCGTCGGTCTGCCCCGGAGATCCGTCTGCGATAAAGCCCCAATGCTCAGGCGTCACCGGCCAGGTCGGCAGCAGGCCGGTCAGGCCTGCATCCACCGCCGCACCGGGAACGCTTTGCGCCGCATCTGCATGGGCCGTCGCGCCTGGGGATGCCATAAACTTGGCACCATTCGCATGCAGGGTTGTTCCCGCAGGCCAGATAGCGCCAGCATCGACAGCCGCCTTAAGATCGCCGTAGGACTCAAAATCGGTCTGCCCCGTCGACCCACCACCTGCGGCGCCGATCAGAATCCAGTTCGACGCACCGTGAATGAATTCAAGCGCACGGGTTTCCACCCACAAGGTAATATCTGCGCCGCCAAGGTAGAACTTGCCGGTGGTGCCATTGGTGGCGTCGTCGTGCTTGACCAGAATTGTCTCTCCGGGCGCTGCACGCAGGATCATGTGGTCGCCTTCGCGCCCGCCGGTGGCATTGTAAAGCGTCTCTGAAGCGCCCGCACAGTACATTTCCTGCAAAGTATGCGTGAAAGACAGCGTGCCCCCGGTGACATCGACGGGCTGAAACACGTTACTGCTCTTGATCTGGTGCGTCACATCACGCTTGGCTTCGGTGCGGTCCTCCCCGTAGATCGGGTCGATGACGCGGCGGGCATCATAAGGCACGCCACCGCTGGCCGAATGAAATTCCTCGACAAAACGCCCTCCCATCTTGACGTTCTGCACGGTCGGAACATCAGTCGAGCCTGTATAAGCCCGCACCTCGCGCCGCGTGACTGTGGTGCGCGTGTCGCCAAGCTCCTGCTCGTCTGGGAAGGTGTTGATCGCCGTGGCATCGCCCGCGAAAGACCATGTGCCAGTCGGATCATCATAGAAGCCGACCGATAATCCTTCACACCCATCAAGTTGCGTTTCGGGTTTTTTGCCGTTTAGATCCTCGGTGCAATAGACCCGCACATAGGGTGAGGTCAGGGAAACCGCCGTGGGATGTTCGAGGAAGTGGCCGCTTTTGAATTTCAGGTTGCCCCCAGTAAGGTCATGGATCAGGCCGTTATCGTAATAGGCGTCATTGATGTAGACATCGCCCTTCGACCAGTTCTTGATCATCGTCGGATCGGATACCGGAGCCCCGCCCTGCAAGCCCGATCCGTTGAACGGGTGGATGGTTTGTAGCGTAACTTCTGCCGCACCTTCTCCAATAAGGATCGGCGTCTTACACCAGCCGCCGCGAATGTCCTTGATCGTGAGATCATAGGCGTTGACGAACACCCCGACGCCCTGGCGCAGCGCTGGGTCTTCTGAATTCATGTGCTCGTAAAACTGAACCCCTTGGACGACACTGTTGTCCATTTCACCCTGCGCCAGCACGGTGCCGTCGCCGGTGCCCGTGCCGGTCGCCTTGAAGCGAGTACCCACGTCATTGTCAGGCGCACCGATGGCGGTGAAATCGGTCGTGCCAACAGACTTGATCCGATACCAGCCATTTGTCGCACATTGCGTGACAGGCAGGACGCGGGCATAGGCCATCGAATAGCCTCCGTCCGCCACGCGCTCGATGATGTTGTCGGAATAGATCTTCGCGGTGATGCAGCGATCCATGATAATGCCCGAAGCAATATCAGCGCAGTCCACCCCCGGCGTATGAATGACGCAGTTACGGGCACGAATATCCATCACGAAATCCGTCGCCGCCCAGCTGCCCGACGCAGAGATCCGTGCGGCGGAAAAGTCGATGTGCAACCCCATGATCTCGTCGTTGCCATCGCTTTCGACCACGTCATAAACCTTGATGGTCTCGGTGGCATCAAAGGCACTGGCACAGCGGAGAATGGCTGTCGGTGTATGCTGGAAATTCGTCGTGCTGGGCTTGACCTTCGCCACGATATTGGCAACCGCAGCGTTGACATCTTCTGCCGTCATGGAGTCGACCCAAGCTTCGACATTGTAGATGCCGCCCACGGTTGCCTCTAGCCAATTGCGCCCATCGCCCGTGGTCAACGCCGTGCCCGCATCGTCGTAGATGTAGTGATATTTGCGCCCATCATCGCTATAGACAGAAATGAACGATGCGGTGCCGGTGGCAGCACTTGCATCCTTGGCGGCAGTGCGCGAGGCAAAAACCATTTCGCTTGCGACAGAATCCACGCTCGATTGCAAAGCTTTCATACCTTCCAGCCATGTGATCGGATCGACTTGATGGTCTGGGGAAGGTGGTGTGCCACGGATAGTTGTTTGCCAGTCAACGAACGGCATTGGCGTACTCCTGCAATGTTAAGTGGTTCAAGCGATGTTTATGGTGTCGGGGCCGCTGGTTGCGCCGGCAACGCCCGAAGCGTTGATTGGGACGCCCCAATAGGCGTAATGACCTTTTGTCAGGCCGCTATCTGTGTAGCTGTCTGGATTGCCTGCCAGCCCGTATTCGGTGCGGATCACCGAGGCGGCATTGATGTTATACGACCCAGAATATCCAGCGCCATACGAAGCGCGATAAATTCGCGTGGCGTAGTAGTTCGCGTCATTTGGCGCGTCTAAATCAATATCCACGTCACCGGCGCTTTCTGTGGCCATAAAGCTGTCCAGCGCTGCGGGAGGCGTCGAGTTGGCGATTACCTTTACAGTGATTGCACCGGACCAGTCGCCAGATCGGTTTGCGCTGGTGCGGTTTCTGATTTCCGCTTCATAAGATATGCCATCAACCAGCCCGGTGACTCTCCAGAAGCTTTGGCCATCGGTGACGTTCATCTCTTGCCAATCGCTTGTGCCAGCTGGGCGTATCCGGATTTGTTGCGTCAAGCTTTCATCCTGCGCCGCCCAATCAAAGCGAAGAGATCCGCCATCTTTGGCCACCCCGACAAACCCGCTCACAGCTTCGACAGAGTCGTCGTTGATCACCCCTTTAAACTCGGGCCGGGTCGGCTCCTGAGTGGCCGCGTCAAAGTCGAAATCCTCCGGCTCAACCGAGTTGGCAACCAGATCAAAGCTCAGTCCGCCTTCATTGCGCCAAAGCTCGCCAACCTCAAATACCTTGTCTATGCCCAGCGTTTGAATGCGTACAAAACGGTGGCCGCGCAGCAGATAACCCACCAAGCTCAGCGTGGCCTTGATTTGGTACTGGGCCCTCTTGACCCGTGCGATGCGGTTAATCACCCGCGCCGCTTGATTGTGGCTTGAGACCAGGTACAGAGCCGGCTCATCCCGTACTTGTCTGGCGGATGTGTCCAGGACGATTGTACCCGACGGCAACTCGCGCCAGTTGTTGGCTGGCTCAATGTATTTAGCCGCAATCTCTGTTGGCGCACCGCGTCCCCAGCGCCCTTCGACAATCTCAATTGACAAAAGGTCTTCATCGGAGAGCGTTAGTGTCGGCTCCTGAAAGCGACCAACCTTGAAGCCAACCGATCCGTCAGCCCGCTCATACATCCAAGTGTCACAAGCCGCAGCAATTTGTGCCCGCTGATCCTCGAACTCCTGATCGTCACTCAGGGTGCCGTCGATGCGCCACTTCGGTTGCCTCCCACCTTCGGCATTGCTCACGGCAATGTCACACACGTCAGCTTCTTCTGCGACCTCTGACCAATCGACGGAACGGCCTAGTATTTGGGTCAACCAGTAGGCTGTCAGAAGCGCACCATTGCGCGTGAACCCTGTTGTGCCAGTGCGCGGATCGAACACGGAATTCGCCCCATCCAGAACCGGCGTGTAGGCGCCCTGCCGCCCGTTTGGATAAATTTCTGTCAGCTTGCTCTGTGATGGGCGCTTGGCCCAGACATGCGCGCCGGTCAGCCCCGCGAAATCATGCGCATCCGTGATTTCCGCAAAAGCATTCTTCAACTCGGCATCGGCCACTTGCCACGGACCACCCAGAAAAGGACGAATACGATAGTATCCGCTCATTGGCGCGGTTGTCACAGTGCCGTTTGCATCAACCTCAACTTCCCGCTCATCCAGATAATGTGTCACAATCTGGTGGCAGGGATGCGCAGCGAGGATCGGGCTGTAGTGCCGCTTCTTACCTTTCGCGCCGGTCACTTTATCTGTGCTGTTCTGAAACCCCGTAAACCCGAGCAGGCCGCCTTTTCTGGCGCGTCCAAGCACCCATTCAGCATATGCATTTGGTTGTGCGAAGTTGGCCATGCGCTCAGATGGCGGCGGAAAGTTTGGGCTTGGCGTGAGCGCTGAAGCAAGTGCCGAAAGGCCAATCGCGACGATTGCCTTGGTGATAAAACCGCCTACCGCTGTCGCTGCAAACGCCGATCCCGCCGCAAACCCGGCCAGCCCAACGCCTGCCGCGATATTCAGTGCACCCGCGATGAAACCCACAACTGGCAGCGCATGAGCCTTCACCGGCGTCAATGCAGTTGTGCACATGAAGGCGGCGGCAAGGAGCGTCCTAGTCTTCATATCCAAGGCTCCAAAACGCGAGAACTTCTACGGTTCGGGGGTGGCGAGATGTCGTCCCATCCGGACCCTTGAAAGCCCAGCTTTTGCCGGTGAACACACCGGGGATCGGGTGGCGCTGATCTGACAACTTGAGAACACCCACATCACCACGTTTCAACTCATTCCCACGCTTAATTCCAACTGCTTCCATGCGCGCGCCGAACACACCCACCGGGTCGCTGAAGTAGCCAGTTGCCCGCTGACATGACCCCATGTCGTCAAACATCCAGCGGTCCCCCTCCGCCGGGTCAATTCCACGCACGGCATTGATCCAGTCCGCAACAACAAAGCAGCAATTCATTTCAGTCCAATCGAACGGCGTCGCCATCCATCGGTTCAATTCTCGCGTCAGATCATCCAAAGAGCTTTTCCTCCTCGAAGTCTTCGGTCGGCATCCATTCAAGACTTGGATTGGAACGACCCAGCAGCGTTGCGTGACCCTCAGTGTTAAGACCGATCCGACGCGCGGAGCGGCGCTCTTCCGTCCAAGGCTCAAAGCTCACAGCCAATGACCGATCCTCTGCCCCTGTGGCGCGAATGGTCAGCGTCCGCATCGTACGTGTCAGCTGCAGTTGCGGCGCGATTGTCGGCGCATACAACTCGGCCATTGACTGGATCGGCTGAAAGTAGAACTCGATTGGGTAACCATCCACGTATTCAACGCCCAGCGTCAGGATCTGGTCGACCAAATTCGGCCCGCCTGGAGGCTGAAAGAAGGTCATTGAAATCTCACCCGCCGGAGCGACGCCATTGATCGCACTTTGCAACCGCGGTGCATTCAGCAGAGTGGACCCCCACCATTGCTTGCCGTTGATGTCCGTGAACACGCCATCCTGGGCCAACAGAAAGCCAAACTCACCGTCCGGCGTATGGATGTTCACAAGCTCAAGCACCCCAAGAACATCATCGCGGGGGTTCCAGCCTTGGATTGTGTCGGTCATCAGCGCGTCAGCACTTCTTGTAGTGGGATCGAGACGCTCCCAACCCGGTTTGCACCATAAGCAGGGAAGCCCTGATCTTTGTCAGCCAATTCGAAACGGCCAATGGCCTCGTAACGCACCTCTTGGCCCTCAGGCATGTCTGCGCGCAAAGGCGGCGCAATTTGCAAATCATAGTGATCCGCCATGCCCTCGACTGGGTCAGCCCAGCGAATGACAAACGGCCAATCTTCACCGTGGCTCATGGTCTGACCCGCCGCCGGAACTTCGCCAGTGATTGAACAATCAAGCCGGACAGTATCAACGCCAATGGCGTGATCCCCAACCGCGAGCGCTGTTGGCGTGTATTCCTGACCGGTGCCGGTCGTCATATTGGCGTCTGTCAGCGGCACATTAGCGTTCGGACGCTCATACGCAATTGGGTCAATCATTGGCACCCGGAAAATCCCAACGTGACCTTGTGCTTCCGCCAAAATTGCACGCCATTTCAGAAACTGCTCACCTACTAAAGTAAACTTCGGCGTCCCTTTCCACCGCGGGAACGCGTTATAAAGAACCTTGGTTTGCCCAGCCAAAGACGTGCCTGCGGTTTGGCCGCGCCAATCGATATGCCAGTCCATCTCTAATTCGCGCCACAGGCCGCGAGGGATGGTAACAATTGGTCTTTCCATCAGCCTGCCGTACCCCGCTCTTGGTGTGTATTGATGTTATTGGTGAACTGGGATTGCCGCTGCTTCAGACCAGATTGCGTGATTTGAACGGATTGCCCCTGGGCCTGTTGCAGAATGTCAGCTTTCACACCGTCGCCCAACTCAACTCGCAAAACGCTGGTTCCGCCGCCCATCATCTGGGAGGACTTCTGTGCTGGAATGACCTGGGAACCGCGCGGCAGATTGACCAACTCAGGCCCTCGCTCACCAACCCATGACAGCCCGCCTGCAAAGTTGTGCGTTCCATTGGCGTTGCCAGGGATCAGTCCCGATAGAATGTTACCGTCGCCAAACATGCTACCCGTAAGCGAGTCAAATGCTTGATTGGCGAACATTGAGGCAAGGCTATTCAGAACTTCACCAAGAGCATCCTTCGCGTTTTTTGCACCTGTCACCAGCCCTGTGAAAGCGGATCGCGCAGAACTCTCAACGTTCTTCATGCCGTCTTCTAGTTTTTCGGTCGCGGTTTTCGCTTCCTTGACGCCCTTGGCCGCACCGCCACTGGACTGCTCGACGCCATCCAGCGCGCCAGACAGTGCATCCGCCGCTGTCGCGCCAGATGTCATATCCTCACTTGCAGATACACTTAGCCCAGCCAGATCCCCAAGAGCCGTTTTTACTTGCCCCCAGCCCTTATTCGCCAAAGCGTCCGCCGCTGCTGCTTGCGAATCTGCCGAAGAAGCGAGCGCATCAGATTTGCCAATTAGATTATCAAGAACCAGCCCGGCGCCCTCTGCCGCCTGAGCTACCTGACTAGACATGCCATCAAGACCGATGCCCGCCAAACCTTTGCTCATACTGACCAGAAAAGTGTACCAACGCCGCTGCAAATTCTCGATCATTTCGACAAAGCCAGCCTGCACTTTCAGCCAAATGGCTTTCAGTCCGACAGGGATTGCCTTCGCTGACGTTTGAATGCCTGACCATACAGCAGAAGCGGTTTTACCGAGCGCAGCCAGCGCCCCCCCCCAACCGCCGGTAGCAATCACCAAATTGTTAAGGCGAAAAACCAATTCACCAGCAGCCACGACGATCAAGCCGATCCCAGTCAACATGATTGCACGGCGCAGCGCCAGCATCGCGCCGGCCAGGCTAAAGGTTGCGACCTTCGCCATCGCAGCCGCCGCGACATACCGAACGCCTAAGGCTGTCACAGCCACGGTCATATATGTGCCGAGCCGCCGGATATTGCCGGCAAGCGCATCGATCACAACACGCAGCACTCCACCTGCCCGCAGGCTGTCGGTCATGCCCTGTGCCATCCGGCCCAACGCAGGTGCCAACTCTTGTGCGATCTGCTGGGCAGCGTACCGGCCAATGAAGGCTAACCGCGCAATCCTATCGTTAGCGCGCTCCATAGCCGGTGCCATGGCGTCAACTTCCTGACCCGCAAGACCATAATCCTCAAGGTCTTGGCGCGCCTGCCGAATGGCCGCGCCGCCTTGCCCGACAAGCAAAACCATTTCACGATTCCGTACACCCAAATCTCGCAGAATGGCCGTAGTCTGTCCGGACGACAGCCCAAGATTTTGAACCTGATCTGCAATCTTCGCCAGCTTTTCGTCTGCATCAAGACCCGCCAGGTCCTCAATCGATAGACCCAAAGCATCCAAAGCCCGCTGCCCGTTTCCGGTCACCCCAATGGACGCGATCTCGCGGTCCATGGTCTGAAGGTCGTTTGTCAGCCCGGAAAGGCTTACTCCTGCCTCACCTGCCGCGAGCTCCAAGGCGCGGAATCCGCCAATGGAACTGTCGAGCCGCCGCGCGCTTTTTGCAGCTTTGTCAATGTCACGCGCCCCAGCCAATGCCGCGGCAGACAGAGCGCCGCCCACAACGCCAGCCACCGCAGCCAGTGAAGCAAGTTGCGCTTTGAGTTTGGCAAGAGGTGCTTGAGCGCGGCGCGCGCCCTTTGAAAATTGGGCGCTGTCGAGGCCAAGATTAACCCGCAACGCACCAATGACAGATTGTCCCATTTTTACTCCTTGCCCGATGCATCCCAAGCGGTGGCCAGCGCGTTGCACATGGCCTGCAATACTTCGGGGGATTGGGTTTTAGGTTGCGCGGCCTTGCCGGCCACAAACTTCTGAAGGTCTGGCATTTTCTCACAGCGGCGAAGGGCCTCAACGTGCCACGCCAACCAGGCGCGGTTTTCGTGTTCCGCCTCTAAGCGTTTTCGCGCGCCCTGCATCTGGATCAAATACAAACGCGGGGATAACTCCCAAAAAGCGGCGGGGTCGAAACCTGCGGACACATAAGCCCGCAGCATTTCGGGAAGGTCTATGCCTTCTTCTTTCTCCCCGCCGCTTTCCTGTTTCCCGCTTCGCCCTCGGTTGGACTTGCGGCTTTGATCAGCCGCGTTAGCGTCTCGACATCAGCACTCAAAAGGTCACCCGCGAATTGCTGCGATGCCTCAGGGTGATGACGCTGCAAAAATGCCCACATCATCGCGATCAGATCGGACACCTTCAATTGTCCACCGCCCTCTAACGCAGCAAACGCCTCAAGAGCATTCTGTCCTGTCTTTTCTTCAAACGCGGCCATAGCGTTGAAGTCGCAACGCAACACATAGGTTTCCCCATCGTGTTCAATGCTGATTTCACCAAGAAACGAATTCGCCATTATGCAAGCACCGGCTTGCCAGTGGCCTTGATGGTCAAGGTTGCCGACATTTTGTCCAACGAGATTTCGCCCAGCTCATAGCTGGTAACGATACCTTCGAAAGTCATCGTCACTCCATTCGGAAAGGTGATCTGAAACTTGCCAGCGCCAGCATCAAACGCCGCGACCAAAGCGTCGGTAGCACTTGGAACAAAGTTCAGGCCGATCGATGCATCGCCACCTTCGGACAGGCCCGCGATGAATTCCTTGTAGCTGTCCGGGCTTTTCAGGTGCGTCACGTCAATCGTGTCACGCTGCATTGCCGGCGGGGTGATGGACACCACCTCCGCCACCACGACGTAGTCGTCAGGGGTAGTGCTCTCGATCCCGAATGTGGAATCATAGCCAATGTTTGCATTCGACATATCAGGGTCTCCAGTTTGTCAAAAAATCGAGTGAAACGCGGAAGGGCCGATCCGCTTCATTTGTGCCGCCCTCGCGTCCGTCACGGCTTCCCGCAACGAACACGCCAGAAAAGTTTGCGTCTGTGTGACCGTCCAAAACAGCCCTAACAGCGCGAGACAGAAGCTTTGCACCGCCATAGGCCTCGGCATAGCAATCAACTTGCACTCGGCCCGACTGAAGGCCGTCTGGGCCCTTCAGGTCGTGACCGCTGTTGTCGCTGATCGTATTCAGTACAATCGCGGGCCAAGGCTGGCCCTGTGGATGCGCACCGAAATTAATCCGCGATCCGCAAAGGTCTGTCACCGCCGTTGCTGCCAATAGCAAGGCGCGGAACTCTTCTTCCATGACTTAACCTTTCGCCGCTTGCCGCGCAGCTTTGCGCTCAGCCCGCTTTATGGACTTCTCCAACTCGGACCAAAGGTCTTTGCCCAACCGATCAAGCATGGCGTCTTTGTCTTGATCCCACGCTGGACGCACAAACGGTTGCGCCCCATGGTTCACGTTGCCGAACTCTTGGTTCCACGCCGCTGGATCAGGACCTGGGCCGACAAACATTTCAACGCTTGCTTTGTCATTCCGGAACATCCGGCGATGCTGTGTCGCTTGCCGTTTCGACAGCTTGGTGCTGACAGCAATGCTTTCGGCAAGCTTATCCTCTGCGGATTCTCCGCGAGGAGCCATTCCCTGCATCAGATCCGCCATGGGCTGCGCGGCCTTCTTTAGCGAACGCCGCAAAACACCCTTGCCAGCGGCCTTGGTCAGCCGCTCCAGTTCCTTCTCAAGCTCAGAAAATCCTTCAAGTTTCACAGAAACGGTCATTGGTCCGACCGAGCCGCCGCCGTGAACTCAAAAAACCGCCGCCTACCCATCACTTCCTTCTTTCCTGAGATCTCATAGTGAACGCCGTCACAAATCAGGCGATCGACAGGCGTCAGATCAGCGGTGAAAGACGAATACCGCACAACAAATCGCGCAACACCAGAAGCTGACACTGCACCTGCGCGCCATTTTTCGACGTCACTCAAATCAGTTTTCCGGGCCCAAATCGGATCACCATGATCCACGAACCCCCCTACAGATGAGAAACCGTCGTCAGCTGTTTGAAGACGCTGGAATTGCACCCGTCGATCGAGTTGCCCCCCTCCAATCACGACATGTCTCTTTCAGATGCCAGTAAATCCTTCACCGCAAAAGGAACCTGCGTTACAGCCGCTCCTGTAACTGCAGCCTCCCGAAACAAATAATAGTGGCCAATCAAAAAACGAGCGGCTTGCAAAATATGGGCAGGCCATCCTCCCGGGTATTCAGCGTCAAGATCACGGCGTACGTAGCGCGTCACCCATGACTCCGCAGAATCAATATAACCCTGGATCAAGGCATCATGTTCATCGTGATCGACACTCAGATGCACTTTGATCAACGCCAGATCCAACTGGCTCACTTATCCAGCTCCGCCCGCGCCTCTTTGGCAGTATCAAGCTCCGCCACGGCCTCGTCATAGCCAGGATCATCGGCACCCAGAGCATCCACCTTAGCCTGCGCGGCATTAACGGCCTTTGTCGCCTTGGTTTTGGCCTGCGCTGTTGCCTTTTGAGCTTGTGCTTTTGACACGGCACTCTTTTCACCCTTCGCCACCGGGGCATCGAGTGTAACCGATTGTTTCAACGCCGATGCAGCTTGCTTTTTGGACAATTCTTCAGCCGCGCCGCTTTTGACATATGCTCGGAGTGTTGCTCCCTTGGGTGTGTTTGCATCTGCAGAATGCACGGTGCCGGCACGGCAGTGACCAGCGGCCCCAACGCGGCTGGACTTCATTTTCACATAAATCATGTTACGTCCTGATCAATGATTGAGATTGCAGTCAGGCGATCACTCCGCCTGACTTTTCTCGCCACTTTTAGGCGAAGGTGAAGTTACCGGTGACCATCGCAGCCGCCCGCTTGACGGCCAAAGCCAGTTTTTTGCTAGCTTTCATTGTGATCATGTCTTTGATGAAATTGTCGCCCTGTTCAGTGGACAGAAGTACTTCCATCCCGGCACGTTCATAGAGCGTAGCGGCCATCATCAGATCGCCTACGAGCCATTCGTTTGCGGCCATCGTGTTGCTCTCAACAACCGCCTTCCCCCACAGGATAGGAGCAGTTCCCGCAGCAGGGTTGCCATAAACATAGCGCTCGTCTGCCGCACCGGTTTTCAACAACTCAATCCCAGTCCAATCAGTTGGGTTCAAAACAATGCTGTCCGCCACATAATCGGCAAGCGCCACCTGCAACAAGGCAAGGCGCAGGCGATCGATATGGTTGGCATTTGGCAGGCCAGCTGCGGCCACAAAGTTGGTTGCTTGCGGGATAAGGCCCAGCAGGTTTTGACCGACACCATCACCGGCCAACACTTGAGTGTCGATAACTTTGTCCACATCGTAGCGAAGCTCTGTGTCGACTTCCGACTGCAACAACTCGCTGTCTGCCAATGTTTCTGCTGTAATGTTGGTGTGCGACCCGATCTTTTTGACCTTGGCGTCATCCGCTTCCCAGCCAAATGCACTTTCGGGATAGGTGCCTTCTTCCGCAATTGCGGCAGCAGCACCATCCCGCAGGACTTGCTTGCGATATGGCACCAGATTGGTGCCAGTGCGGCCTTGCGACACCAAAGCAGAAATTCGCAACCGCCGGCGCGGCATATTTACTGGCGCGCGTTCTTCCTCATGGAAGATCAAGCCACCACCGCTACCATCCGCAGTGGTGATGGCATTGTTGAGATCAAAGGCAAACTGCCCGGAAGCACCGGCTGCCAAATAGGCTTTGATTTGTTCTTCACCTTCGGTGACCAATGCACGCCCCAGAGACAATGGCGCAGTTGAACCACCGCGACCACCTTCCGCCACCAGCTGAGAAACATCCTGCAGCTTGCCGTCCATGCCTTCGACCATGGCCTTAAGGTCTTCGACAATCTTGTTCGCAGCCGTCTGCTGGGTCAGCAACTTGTCTGCCGCCGCCTTAACCTCAGCCGAAACTTCGCCGGCATTTTTGGCTTCCTTCAGCGCCGTTTCAGCGGTCTGTTTGACCTCGCCGTTCAGCTGGTCAAGCTTTTGGCTAACTTCCTTGAGGGCGGTTTCTGCGTCCCCCAAATCGAAACGCACAGATCCAACCACACCGGCAGGACGTGCGGCTGCGAGTGCCGCCACCGAAACGGCGGGCATCATCAACTTCTTCATGGGATTTCTCCGTTATAGATTATTGAGTTTGTCCAGCGCCTCTTGCGCCAGAACGTTGACGGCAGCGCCAGACATGCCGGTTGGGGCAGCGCCAGACTTACCCCCCTTCAGAGCGGCCACCAATTCGCGGCGCTCGGATTTCGGGATCCGGTTGCCGGTCGCCAGCACCAAATCAAGTTTCTTCTGCGCCGCTTTCGGCGTCAGATCTGTCACGTTTTGGGCCTGAGACCCGATCTCATCAGAGGCCAGAAAACTGTCCGCAAACCCCTTTTCGATTGCGGCGTCCCCGCCAATCCATGTTTCCTTGTCCAGCATCTGTCCAAGCTCTTTTTCCGGCAATCCGCTGCGCGCGGCATAGATGCCGACTGCGGCCTGATCGAAAGGCTCCAACCAATCCGCCACGTCGCGAAACATGTGCCGATCACCTGCAGCCACCACCCATGTATTATGGATCATCAGAAAACTGGCACGCGCCATCTGAACACTGTCACCGGCCATCGCGATAATCGACGCCGCTGAGGCAGCCATGCCAAGAATTTTGACATTCACACCACCGTCATGCTCGCGCAGAAGGTTGTAGATCGCCAACCCCTCAAAAAAATCACCGCCGGGGCTATTGATATTCACCTGAACATCGCCGGGGCCCATATGACGCAACGCCGCCGCGATACGTTTGGCCGCGACGCCATCGCCGAACCAGTCCTCGCCGATCGGATCGAGAACAGATATCACCCGGTCTCCCTTTGCATCCGACGCGGCGCGCACATCGGGGTTCCAGCGATTGACCGCGCTTTCGGTCACTTCGGTACGCACCGCAGGTTTGGCTGGCACAGTGGCCGCTGGCAAATCACGCAAGCTCATGTCTTGTCCTTTCCGAGATCTTCAAGGGGTACCAATGCCGATTGCGCCGTCAGCGCATTCGCCGCTGGGTCTTCATGTGGCGGAAGGTTCAGTTTTGCGCGCCGCTCATTGGCCGTCATCGTGCCGGAACTGCCCATTTTGGACAGGAATTCACCTTTGGCCTTGCTGTCCATCTGCAGCATGCCTTCGCGGTTGAACTCAAAAAACCATGTGCCGCGCCTTGCAGGTGGGATCAGATCCTTGGCGATCCGCGCCTCGATGCGTTTCAGCAAGGGATTGATACCCAAGGTCAGCCACGACAGCATGATCGCTTCAACCCCACTGCCCCACATGGTTTGCCCTTCGGCGGCGTGGCCAATGATAATCGGCGGCACCCCAAACCAGCGGCAGACATCCTCAACGCTGAACCGGCGCGTTTCCAGCAGCTGGGCATCCTCCGGATTCATTTGGATAGACCGATGCTTCAGACCGGCTTCCATAATCAAGGTTTTGCCAGCTTTGCTTGACCCCACAAATCCGGACAACATCGCCTGCAACTGTTCGCGCTGCTCAGGTGTCAGCGTCCCATCAGATTCCAAAACACCGCTTGGCATCATCATATTGGAAAACACGGACCCCGACGTTTCATCGGCGGCCAGAGCCGAGCCAATTGAATGGGCCCCATAGGCAATCGCGGACATTCCCAGACCATCACCTGGACCAAACCCGCGCAGATGAAACACTTTGCTAGCGGGCATTTCTGACGTCTTGCCGCGATCATTGATCGAGTATTTGAAACCACCACCGTCCATTATCTTTGGCGTGACACCGAACATTGGTCGCAACCCGACCAGACGATTGCCAACAAACAGACGTTCCGCATATCCATTGCCGCGCAGGATTGTTTGCGCAACGTCACCTTCCCAAAACTCGGTTGCGGTCTGCGAAGAATTCGGCGACCGCGTCAACAAATCCGATAATTCGTTGTCGATCCGTTTCTTTGAGCCATCAGCCTGCCGCTCATAAAGCGCCGCCGGAAGGGTCGAGACAACTTCTGACGTTTTGCGCACACAATCAAAAACCGCAGACACTTGCATAGCGCTCTTGGGCGTCACGGTCTTACCGGCGTGCGAGGCATAACCTCCTGCGGCCAACGCGTCCGATGACGTCAGAGACACCCATCCACTTTCGCCCGCTGCCAGCTCTGCTTTCACGCCGCGCATTGCGGCTTTGATATATCGGATCATGCCACCATCACCGGGTTAGCTAAAAAGTCATCGAGATTGGCAGATTTAGGCGGCTGTGGGTTCCAGCTCATCAATTGGACGCAGTTAAACAGCGCCATCAACGGATCAATCTTGGCCGTGCCACTTTGTGCCTTGGTCACAATCACAGCATTGCCGCGCGCTTCGGTTTTCGCATTGCCAACACACCACGCCATGATGCGCTGGTTGCAATGCACCATCGAGCCGTTCTTCAGTTTGACAGGCGCGGCCTTGATCGCAGCGTTCAGCTTGTAGCCTTGGCTGATCGCCCGAATATCCTCGATCGCAAATCCCGCATCAATTAAGGCATCCACGATCTTGGCGACGCCTTCTGGGTCCATACCAATGCCGTCTTCTTCGGGCAGCACACCCGCGGTCTTCAGCATCATGCAAATCTCAACAATTTCCGGAATTGCTTCTTCCTCCAAATTGTCCACCAGCGTCAGTTCGTCGGCCTCGGCGAGCGTCTCCAACTCCGGCGCGATTGATTGGCGCAGCTTGAGAACATCGCGATCCGCCCATGCCTTGCCCCAGCCCTGCCAAACCTTTGTCTTTGCGTGCCGACCCAAAACAAAGAACCCCAAGAGATCATCCAGACCACCGCCATCCACGCCCACAACGCAAACTTCTGATGTTTCGATGATGCGATCCAGATCGATGGCGCGCCCGGCCTTTTCCCAATAATCCACACCCACCCAGCGACCCGATTTGATCCCAATGCCCACCTCGACATTCAGATGCTGCGAGGCGAACAGCGCCAGCGCTTCCGGCCCTTCGCGTTCGGCCTTCTTCAGATCATTGATGAGATCTTGCAGATGCACGGACCGCCCAAGATTGGGGTTGATCAGCGACCAGGTCGCTGGATCTTTCCACTCTTCTTTTTCGACCATCTCTTGCGGTAGCTCATAAAGCACTGCCAGCATCGGCAACTTGAGCTCGCCATCACGCACCGCACGCGCGGTCTGTAATTCCTTCTCAAATTGCCCTGTTGGCCGGTCTTTCGATTGCGTGGTGATTTGCAAAAAGAAGCCTTCAGGCCGTGATTTCAGCCCACCGCGCAACTCGATGAAGATGTCCGGCGCTTTGGCTTTCGACCCCAAAACATGAGTTTCATCAACTAGGATGTAAGCGCCTTTTGATCCCGTCACCACGTCACCATCCGCAGACAGGATCATGATCACGGCTTCCGTCACCCGATGTGTGATCTGCTTTTGGTGGGTTTGGGGCTTAAATAATTTGGTTAGATCATCATCCAATGCAATGATCCCGAGGGCAGTCTTGAAAGCGATGCCGGCAATCTTCTGTGTCGGTGCAATCAATAACAATTCCGCTTGTGGGCGCTCATTCATGATGGCCGCCGTAACGATGATCCCTGCTGAGATCGCTGACTTTCCATTTTTCTTTGGCACCAACAGAAAGAACTCGCGTAGCATGCGCCGCTTCAATTCTGGATCGTAGCTTCCAAAAATGACCCGCACGAAATCCAACACCCAATCATCACACACCTCGCCAAATGTCGGCGTGCCAAGAAGATCCGGAACCTTTAGCCGTTTGAAAATTCTCAGCGCCTTGTCGGCCACGGCATCAAACAAAGGCAAATCAGGGATAAGAGACTTGCCCTCTAGAACTCGCGCTTCCCAATCAAGAACAGCTGTGTCCCATGCTGGATCCGGTGCGAAGTCATCGATGTTGAAATCCAGCATTAGTGCGTCACTCCGGGTTTCAAATCATCGCCCCAACCGCTTTCTCCACCCGACACGTCGCGGGCCGCTTTGCGTTCCTGCGCCTTCTTGCCTTGGGGCTGATGGGCATCGCCCTCGCCCTGTGCATCCCGCAACCGAGCTGCTGCGCTCATCATGTCGTTCTTTTCGATCATTTGATTGAGCAGACGCTGCGCGCCAACGTTGCCACTTTCAGCTTGTTCAAACACCAGCTCGAACCTTTTGGCATCCAACCGATCCCGTTGCATGTCGCGCCGCTTAAGCTCTGAAAAATAATACCTTCTCAGCGTAGGTTGAGAGACATGAAGCGCATTTGCTATCCGCTCATTGCCCCACCCAAGCGCCAGTAACAGTATGACTTTATTGCGATTTTTCTGACTTGGACTATGCGCAGGCCGACCCCGCTTGCCACTGGCATGCCGTACTGGGTCGCCAAATAGGTCAAACTCTTCGCAGTCCAAGAAAAAAATCTCCGAATGTGGGGGGTGCGGGTCTAGGGCACTGAGGGGTGTGGACTTTTGACCCACCCCCCCTTTGGTTATTCTGTAATCAGGCCAAGCCGCGTTTCTCTAGGCTTTGCTTGGTGCTGTCGTGATAGGCCTTGCTGACGGCCTCCAAGTTGTTGTCATCCCAGAACAGATCCGAGTTGCCTCGGTGTGGGATCTTGTGATCAACCACCGGACTGTTGGGGGCGGGATATCGCCCGATCAGCGCTTCGCCAGTTTTCTGGCAGACATAGCCATCACGCATCAGGATATTGCGGCGCTTGCGCTGCCAGCGCGCAGTCTTATACCAGGCACGCCACGGTTGCGAGGCATCTCTTAAACGGTGACGATCCAGCTCAGTTTCAGTTGGTTTGCCAAACCGCGCTTTGATCCGCCCAATACGCGGCGGCAAGCCTCGTCCCTTGAGTTTTCCCATCTCGAGCTCCTCGACATCCAAATCGCCAAAACACTGAGATGACATTGTATTTTGCACAGCCAGATTGGGGTATCGCGTCCCGCAAAGGATTTGAAACTTAAGACTTAACCCCCTAAGGTGGATCCAGTTTGTTCACTAGTTCACTTTTTCTTTGCTACGAAAAACTTGGATCGACAATGAACAACAGACTTTTTGCAACCTTAGTTGCCGCGACTTTAGCTAGCAGTTCAATGGCCAGCCCCGATAACACAACTCAAAAATTGCTCGCTACACCTCCATCCATGCTCGAATGGGGGATTGAGTTGGTTAGACGCAACATCTCGGACACGGGCCGCCGTATGCCCAAATTCAGTCTGGAAAACGAACAACATCAATGGCAATTCAACTACTGGCCAGACGAGGACAATTTCGTAGTTCACGTATTTCCGGAATTTAGTAGCGGAGATCGTTATCCCTCTCTTGAAGCAGCGAAGCAATACTGCCAAGAGACTATTTCCTCCATCCGCCAAATTGCCGGCGTCGACCCTGTTTCGGGAGAATTAGGGGGTTACAACAACCCTACTGTGAACGACTTTCCTTTTTCACAATGGAGCCGATTGTTCGACCCGAACCTAATTGTTTATGGAATAGGGGGAGTAGACCAGAAATTAGCGAAAAAGATCGATGCCAAATTTCATATTCTTGTTAGAGCATTGTTTGTTCCAAACGAATCCGAAAAAGATTTATACGGAACTTATGGTTGCCGAACAACGTTGATCGGGAATTCTAACTTTCAAGAGTGGAAGAATTAGGTCGGTTACTCAAAGCGCCCGAGGCGGGGTCTCCGCATCGGGCGCAATAATGTTGATGGCTTATTGTCTAGCCCCCTAGAGTTTCAATCGTCAAGACCTTTTTGAACCGCCCATCGTCCAAGGCGCGCGCGGCGGCATCTCATCGGTGATCTCGTAGGTGGTTAAACCGCCATAGATTTGGAAGTGGCCGCGCAGCTCCAGTAGCACGCCCCACCATTGCAGATAGGCGCGACGCGCGCGGGCAATGTCATGCGTGGTGTCACGGCAGATCACCGGGCAATACTGCACCTTGTCATGCACGATCACGCCTTTGCGGTTGCGCCGCGGCTGCGGTGGCCAGCCTTGTGCGCCCAGATTGGACGCATCCGCCGTCTTGGCAAAGCGACCGTGCCGATTGGTATGCGTGTCAGACGGCACACAGACAGTGATGGCCGCGCGCATCCAATCAGGCTCCTGCCCTGCTCGCGCCAACTCGGCCACCCAGATCGCTATGCGCTGCCCGCCATGGCCTTCTGGCAAAGCCGCCAAAGCAGAGGCCGCAATATCAGCGTCGTGATGGGATTGCGAACGGCCACCCCCATCGACGCGGCACCCCAGCCGCGCCTGCTCCATCATGATGTATTCCATCCCAAAGCTTGGCAGAGGCTGCCCCGCCAAGCTGGCCTGCCCGAAATCAAGCTGCACCTTTTCGCGCTGAAAGGCCCACTCTAGCAACCAGCGGATTGATACCAGCCGCTTTCCAGCCTGTTTTGGCTGCATGCAAACAACTCGCTGCGCTTCAACTTTGCCCATCATCATGCCTCTACTCCCTGAGCGGCAATATCTTCGCACTCACGCAGCGCCGCGAGACGGCGATCCCGAAACGCGGCCTCGTCATCACTGACCGCGCGCCCTTCACTCAGCCGAAGCTCGATATCGCCTAAACGGCGCCGTGGCTCATAGGCCTGCTGCTTGATTTGGTCCTGCGTGTATCCACCCGGCCATTTACGTTCGCCCGCAGGCCGAGCGCGCACCCATTTCAACAGCTCAACAGACCAGCCCTCACGGATGGCACGCCGCCCCAAATCGGCGCGAAAAATCGATTGCATCAAAGGCGACGGCGCGGCCTTGGTGTCTGGAGGCGAGATCTCTCTGGCACGCTCCAATAGCTTTAAGCCAATCGGCACCCGATCTTTGTTTGGCCCGCCCGGATGTGCCTGTGCCCAGTCGCACAGTTCAGCCAATGCAGCCGCCTCAACCCCTGCCAAACACTGGCAGACCGTTTGCTTCATCTTTTCATAGCCCGCCTTGGTGGTGGTCGTTGGCCGACCCAATCCGAGGTCTTCCAACTGTGTAAACACCAACGTCATGACACGCTTTTCGCCGTCTGCCTGTTCTTTTGCGTCCATTGCCTTGCCCCTTCTCAGCGCCTTTTTTCGAGTTATCCACAGCCCCTTTGGGCGGAACTGCCTTTTGTCTTTGTCAATTTCTTTGTCTATGTCTCTGTCGTGCCGGACACTTCGAGACATTTTAAACAAGCCGTTGAAATCGTTTGTCATTCCTCAAACACTGTCCGCCAACTGTCCGGACACTGTCTTTCAAGTGTCCGCCAGACAGAGTTTGACGGGCCATCATCTTGCCCCTCGCGCCGGGTGTGCGCCCAGATCGACCATGTGAGCAGACCACGCCTGTATGGCCTGCTCGATCCAGCTTGAGCTGCGATAGGCACAGCCCTGCTTGACCAGCCAGTCATCCATCCACAGGACACCCGCATCATTCTTGGCCAGCTCTGCATGATAGCCCGCCAGCATCGAGCGCAACCGCTGCCGGCGCTTCTGCGAATTGGCCGCATCCACCTTGGCGCGGTTGTCTTCTTTGCGCGACACCGCCTCAGTCAGCGAGCGCAGAACTTGCGGGTGAAACAATCGCACCTCGTCATCGCAACGGCACGGTGTCCAGCGATGCAATGGCCCGTAGTCCAGACGACACAGGTTTTCAAAGTGGCTTGGCTCGACAAAGACCAGCTTTGCCAAGATCCGCAAATCTGTGGGCAAGGTTCCGATCGGGGAATTGTCGTATGCAATATTGATCAGATCGAAATAATGCGACTTGCACTCAGGCGTGCCCTTCAGGCGCATGTCAGAGTTCAACCAGCGCCGCCGCTCCCACACCATAAAGAAATGACTATCAAGCCGGTCATCCGGTCCAAACGGGTAGTGAGGCAAGTCACCTAGGTCGACAGGCCCCAAATGCGATCTTTGCGCCATACTCATACTGACTCTCCCTTCGCGTCCCTTGACGGGTGCTTGGCCGCATAGGTCATGGCCGCCGCGATCACGCGTTCGATCATGCGCTTTGAATTGCGAGCAAAGGCACGCTGCACATAGTCTTTCCCCAGACCCAGTTCTCGGCTTGCTTCCGATTTTGAACGGAACTTCACGGGCCCAAGTGTGATAGGGTGCGCTAGGTACATGCCCCGCTGAGCGGGACGTCCAATGTCGTCTGGCCGCCCCTCGGCAAGACGCCGGTAAACATGATCAATGCACACCTCAAAATAATCGGCAGCCGCCTGAGGGCTTTTAAAGCGCTTGCCGCGCACTGCGACAGGCATTGGGTCGACCCCCGATTTACCCGCACCGCAGAGATCCGGCGTGCCATCGCGTAAATGCTTGCGCACCGTCGTTGCCGTAACATCAAGATCAAGCGCCGCGACATCTGCATCCGCATATCGCTTGCCACGCATCATGAAGTTTTGATAGCGGCGCGCGCCCATCAGAAATCCCCCACGGTCGAGGTGCATCTGCCTTCAAGCTCATCCATCCGATGCGCCAGCTTGCGCAGCTGGGTCGCCATACCCTTGGGCACATGGCCGCTAAACAGTCTGTCGCGCTTGTCCGCCGTCAGCGGGTCACCCGCGATGAGGGCAAAGGTCACGCCGTTGTCAGGATGGTCGCAGATTTCAAAGGCCAGATGCGCCACCGGAAAAGGCTCGCGCACATAGGTTGTCGGCTCTGGATGCCGCGCGCGCGATTTTGTTGAATGCGCGCTCATGTCCAATAAGCCCCGCTGACAACTTCGCCGCTTTCAGCCTTATCCGCCGCCAAGACATCGTTGGTGGATTTGATAACCTGAGACTGGACGACACCATCGCGCGCCGCGATCTGATAGGCAGACAGCTTGCCGGCACATCGATCCTTGATCCATGTGAGAATGCGCTCATCTGATGCCCGTCCAGTGACCGCCATTAGAGCACCACATCGAGCAATAGATGCGAGCCGATCCATGGGGAGGAGCGGGAGGAGATAGGATCGGCCCGCCGGGCGCGCGAATTCATCTGCCAGCCTCCGGAATAGCGTTCAACATCCCGTCAAGCCATAGCGCCAAGCCAACGCCAAGCGCGCACAGGCAAACAACGAAGGCCACCAGCCCCAAGACAGAGGGTACATTCAAGCGATCAAACATCACTGCCCCCCTGCCCGCTGCTTGTCCGACATCATCAGCCGGGTCCAAAGCACAAAAAATCCAACGGTGTAGCACACCAAATCCCAGGCGGAATCGACAGCGACGATGACGGAATAGCCGCTGTTGGGAATGTCGAATGCAACTTCTTTCAACGCGATCAACGCCAGAAAGCCCCAGAACCACAGCACCGACCGACCGCGCAGCAAAACTTCTGTTCCCATCGTGATGCCGATGCCATAATGCGCGATGCTCGCGCCCAGCCACAACATCCAGCGCCCCGTCACCACTTCGGTTCCGGCACAGCTCAGATTGCTGTGGAGAAGTGAATTGAATTCCTGCTGAAACGCACTCATCTCTGCGAGATCCTTCCCAAAATATCGTTGCGGGTCTGGTCTTTGGTCAGGATTTCCATGGTCCGCCACACACCAAGAATGGCGCAGACCGTGTAGACATCCTCAATCGCGGGACTGGATGTGCAATCAAGCCAGTTTTTGATTTGCCGCTCAGATCGGCCCAGCACTGGGGCGGCGCGGCGCGCGACCTCGGCATCACTGTGACCGGGAAAAGCCTCTTGGATGGCACCGGCAAACCGACGCCTCGAAATGTCGCGCGCCTCAACCCGGTTCATTGTGAAAGATTTTTCATGGCCATTCAGGAGAAACTTGACCCCAGACCACAACACACGAGGCAAAGAACTCATGACGAACTCCAATACAAACTTAGCCACCCAAGAACAAAACATGACAGCAATTCGAAAGATTGGTGGAGGCAAGTCATATTGCAGTCTCCAAGTCTTCCGAAACGTTTGGAAAAAAATGCTCAGGGCGCAGCGGCAAATTGCGGCGTACTGCCTCCCGCATCAGATATTGCTGGACATCAGACGGTATCAATCCACCAGTGCCGCCTTTTTCCTTTGGGTAAGTCCAGCGTCGAACACGGATCTCACTACGACCGGTCATTTCCGCCACCGCCTTGATGCCACCACAAATGTGAATAATCGTATGAGCAGGTTCCAACATGCGCCGATACTTGCGATTATCGCAGCAATTGGTCAAGCACAAAGTTGCGATTATCGCCAATATTCAAGGGTTGCGATTTCCGCAATATCGTTACTATGGATGTAATTGATGGCAACTGGATCGCCCAAAACCTTGCTGGAAATCGAGGCGAGAAGGCTGATCTATCAAGGGCGATGGGAATTCGCCCCGAACAACTTTCCAAAATCTTGAAGGGCGAACGTTCCGTTCGACCTCGTGAAATTCCTGCGGTTTTGGAATTCTTCAGCAAGGACACAATTCAGAATTCAGCCAGGACCGCTCAATGGCCAAATGAAGTTGAACAAATACTAAAGAATGGCGACTTCTCGGGAACCTACGCAAAAGCTAGTCAAGCCCTAGCCCCCGACGCCCCCATACACACCGTATATCATACGTTAATCAATGCACCGTGGTTCGGGATTCTAGAAGGCGATGTGATTATTGCTGACCCCAAGAAGACATCGAAGCAAGGGGATCTTGTCGTCGTAACCTTATGGGACAATAGAACCGATAAACCGTATAGGCTCATCCGGCGCCTGCATTCGCCATGGTTAACCAGCAGCGGCCCCCAGAGCGAAACCATTAACCTTCAAAAATTAAACGGTTATTCAGCGAAGATTGTCGGGCCAATCGTCGCAATTTGGCGCCAGCTTTAGCACCTCACGTTTTCTGATCGATGTGCTTTTCAGCCGCGATTACACCGTCAAAGCGCTGACCTCCGACATAGATATTGCCATCTTCGTCGCGTTCAATTAGCTGCCCTTTATAGGCTTTCACTTTGCGCCGCCCCGAGCCGGTTACCTGCACACCAGGTCCAGCTAGTCGATGCCGTATTGCCGCCGCCTGATTGGACGGATTAGTTGGGCCGCTCCTTGCGCCACCATCTTGCCCGAGAAGACCGCGAATTTCTTCCAGTAAATCAACAATACGCAAGAGCACCGCTGACACCCCCACTGTTAAGATCAAGGACACACTCCCGATCCCAACAACAATAAGCCCGCCTGACGCGAACTCCTTGGTGGCGACTCCCGCATAATACGCCACAGCCAAAACCCAAATGCAGACCACCAGCCAAATCGCCACGCGATACGCCTCAACCAATCCAGCCATCGAATCCCCCAAAACAACCTAATCCATAAATCACCGACGAATTCACACTTTTGGAGCGAGCAAGGCAAGCTCTAAAATTTGCAGCCACACCAAAAGTTTGCGTTTTTCGCAATTTTATCTTGACTGGAGATTGCGATTTTCGCAATAAAGTTTCCATAGACGAGATGGAGCCCGCCATGCAACAGCCCTTGCTTTTAGATGCCCGCCGCATTGTTGCCACCCCACACCCAGACGACAACCCGTCGCTGCGATTGCTGGCATGGCTGGTGCTCAAGGAAGAGCGCGGCCAACCCATTCTGCAAAGCAAGCTCAACGCCGCCACTAAGCCGGTGCGGGCATGAGCCGCCAGTTTAGAACACTCCCCGGCGATCAACTGACCGCCGATCACCTGGTCGGGGGCGCGCTGCTCCGCGTCTCCGACCTCTTTTCCCGATTTATCCGGGGGCGGAACAGGCCCGCCCCACATCGGGCGCGCGCCGCACCAAAAACCACCACTCACGCAAACCAGATGCGCGCGCCCAGTGGGTTTTCCCAAGGCTTTTACTGCCCTCAATTCCCGCACTGCGGCTACCCTGCGCTGATCCAATATGCCCCCCCCGTGCGCGCTGCTATCGCCGCCCCCACAAGGCAAAGCCAGCTTTCCACCAGCATTTGCGCCTGCAAATCCAAGCCACTGCAAATGCGGTCTCTGAATTCCGAAAGGCAAACTGATTCAAGACTCCCTCATCAACACATCAAACGGAGGCCAGCTATGAAAAACAAGCTTTCCAATCTCAATGATCATCTATTCACACAGATGGAACGCCTGTCTGACGAGAATCTGTCGGCAGAAGAAATCGACAAAGAGGTCAAGCGCGCCAACGCTATTGTCTCTGTATCCGATCAGATCACCAGCAATGCGGATCTACAATTGAAGGCAGCAAAGCTTTTTGCCGAACATGGCCAAGCGGTCGCGCCGATGCTGCCACAAATAGGAAACGCTGCGGAATGAAGGGGCGGAATATTCTTTATTCAGAAGCGGAACTTGATTGGATAGAAGCCAACCGTCACCGGCTGCGAAGAGAGGCTCACGCGGAGTTTGCAAAGCTGTTTGGCCGGCAAGATGTTTCGTTCACCAACTACAACGCGCTTTGCAAACGCAAAGGCTGGACGACTGGGCGCAACGGCCGCTTCGAATCCGGGCAGAAGTCTTGGAACAAGGGGCAGAAAATGCCCTTCAACGAGAAGTCAGCGGCCACACAGTTCAAAAAGGGATCGATCCCGCCGAACCGCGTTCCAATGTGGACGGAGCGGGTGTGCAAAGACGGCTATGTCGAAATCAAAGTTCCGCTCAAAAATCCGCACACTGGAAGCCCGACACGGTTCATGCACAAGCATCGCCACCTATGGGAACAACAGAACGGACCGCTGCCCGAAGGACATGCACTCAAGTGCCTCGATGGCGACAAGACGAACTGTCATCCGTCAAATTGGGAAGCCATCCCGCGCGGCCTTCTGCCTCGCCTAAACGGGAAATCGGGCCGTCGCTACGATCTAGCTCCGGACGAATTGAAACCAACGATCCTTGCCACTGCAAAGCTGGAACACGCTGTTCGCAATATAGGCAAGCATGATGAGGCGGAGGACACCACATGACCCGCACCGTCCAGATAACCCGCTACATCAGCGCGCAGGGTGTGTTTGTCCGGCACTTACCAGACGGACGGGCCGTTGTCCGTGATGGCGCGGAAACCTTCAAGGGCACGTTGATTGAACCCGTGAGAAGTGAGTGATGCCAGTGACCGTCGAGCCCATAGCAGTGCGGGAATCCAACGCAGCCGCCATGGTCGACATGTCCGTGGAGAAATTCCGTAAACTGGTGCAGAATGGCGCCTTCCCCGGCCCTGTCGCACTTCTGGACGGAACAGAGCGTTGGTTGGTTGATGACCTCCGCGCGATCCTAACTGGCAAGGCCGCGATCCCAGATCAGGACTTTGAGCTTTGATGAAGCCGCCCAAACCACGAATAACCAAACCGCGACTGTGCTGGAAATGGGCACCGCGCAAAGAGGCTTGGGAACCATACCACCGAATTACTTGGAGAGATGCGGGAAAGCGGAAAGAGCGTTTGATCCTGCTCGATTGGCAAGGCAACGCTGAAACACTCGACACCCTCTATTGGGCCTGTGAGGCGGGACGCCATGACACCCAAAAGACTGTCCCACTATACACTTGGGGAGAAGCCATTCGAACTTGGCGCGCAGACCCACGCGTCCAAGGCAAACTCGCAGACAGCACCAAGAGAAGCTACCGCCGAGATATGGACCGGATCATGGAAAAGAATGATGTGAAGGACATGCGACGCACCAGTCGGCAAGCTGTCCGAGCGGCACATGGCAAGTTGTCCAGCACACCAAGAAAGGCCGACAAGCACCTGCAAACAATCAGCCTTTTATGGAATTACGCAAAGACAAAGCTCGATTGGCCCCTCGGTGAAAACCCTGCAAGCGGTATTGATCACTATGGGCCGCAAAAAGAATGGCAACCGTGGCCGGAATGGATGATCGACAAGCTTCCCGCGTCTCCATTGAATGTTCGAACTCTAGCCGAGTTAATTCTTGGAACGGGGCAGCGCCCTGGAGCCGCAGTCACAATGACCCGCGAACATTTCAAGGGCGAATGGATGGATGTTCTTGACGAGAAGAGCGACGAGTTTTTCGAGACATATTGCCCCGATCGATTGCGAGAATACATCGATGCGCTTCCTCATACCGGAAAACATGTATTAGCAAAGAACCTGACGCAGCCATTAGGCTATGATGCTGTAGAAAAGCAATTCAGGAACTGGCGCAAAACATTGGGCGATAATGCACGCCCCTATGTATTACATGGCCTGCGAAAGCTGGCGATTATCCAACTGGCTGAGGCCGGCGCATCTGACGCAGAGATTCAAGCTGTGACCAACCAAAGTGCCGAAATGGTGGCGTTCTATCGCAAGAAAGCCAGCCGCAAAAAGCTGTCTCGCTCCGCACAGAAAAAACGCAAATAG